CACCACTTCTTCAGTCATTACCCGGCGGCGACCGCCAACTCTCCCCTGTTCCCTCGCAACTGCTAACCCGGCTCGGGTACGCTCGACGATCAGCTCGCGCTCCATCTCAGCCAGGGCGCTCATGACGTGGAAGAAAAAGCGGCCTGCTGGGGTACTGGTATCAATGCTGTCTGTAAGGCTACGAAAGTGAATACCTCTATCCTGCAGCTCTGAGACCAGAGTTATGAGATCACGAACACTACGCCCAAGGCGATCCAGCTTCCAGACCACGAGAGAATCCCCTGGTTTTAAACGACGAATAGCACGCCTCAGCCCTGGGCGTCTGGCGTTTTTCCCGCTCGCTGTATCTTCGAAAATCTGCTCACATTCTGCGCGAGCCAGCGCATTTTTCTGCAAATCGAGGTTTTGATCGCCGGTAGACACCCGCGCGTAGCCAATCAGCATTATGCAACCCTTTGAAAAGGCTGATTGTAAATTGCCGATATTGTTCGCGTATCGCGTAAACCTGGGTTCAGGCGAAGGAGCAATGATGGTTTACCGGAACGCCTCACCTCTGGCCAGAATCATTCGCTCCTCGATTTTTGAATATCTTACTGAAGCTGATCAGCAGGCGTTGCTCACAACTCCTGGTGTTAATGTTATTGCTGACTATGCGTTAAAAGACGCTGTAGCTGATGGAGTGATGGTACTGGATATTCCGTGGAATGTCGGTGCGTTAAATTTCGGGCTTGACCCCGCAACGCTTCCATTAGGTTTTCAATTTATAGGGTGGGGTTGCCGACGCCCATATACAATTGATGACGATAACAGTTTTCTGAATTGCGGAGTCGTCATCCGCGTAGCAGCTGGTGCAAGTTTTCCATTTTATTCAACAGGCAGGCATGTATTCCGGGATGTTGTTTTTGATGGCCGAGATAAAACAACGTACCTTTTTTATTCGCCAGGTACTGCAACCCAGTTCAACGGCACCCGACTTGAGGGGTGCGGATTTTATCGGTTTGCGATCGGGATTGGCTGGGCTTCAGGAGGAACAGCCAGGTACATCGGAACAATGAAAGCATATTTCTGTTCAATATCCGGAAACGGTGATGGAGTCAGGAATTTAATAGACTCCATGATGTTTGGTTGCACAATCAATGCTAATGATCGAGGAGTGGCCCTTACCGGTGGGGCAAACAATAACTTTTTTGGAGGATGCCGGAACGAATGGAACACCGGCGATAACTGGTATGCGTACCAGTCGGTGGAGAACCAGATTTCCGGTGAGCTTTGCGACAGGGCCGGAAGGGGAGGTGTGGTCGCCGGGGCTAAATCCTCATGGATTTTAAACGGCGTTAACGTCCGGCGCAGTGGTGCTAATCAACCCGTGGGTAATGACTATTCCGCAAACTTTATTATTATTGATGACGGTAAAATTGAACTCTCAGGGGTAAGAACTGGTGTCGGTGCGAATGACAGCGGTGACGGAGGGACAATCTCGCCATCCTACAACGTATCGGCTCTTGGCTCTGGCGGGGGGACCTTGCTGGTTTCCGGAAGTGATATGACTGGTTTTGTTACTTCAGCAATTAACCAGAAGGCGACCACGTTAAATAAGTCGATAACCGGCAACCTTGGTATGGACGACGATGTAAATATTGGTATGACCCAGGTTGTTAAAGGCAGGCGAATTATTGGTTCACAGTCATCAGGTACGTTAGCAGGTTCTGTGGGTGCAACGTTATCTCTGACCAAGACCAACATATTCCAGAATTCTTTCGATACATATATTACCCGTTCAATCCTAATTGAATGTCGAATTGGTAGCCAGTCACTTGGTGACGATATTAAAATTCCCGTCAGATTCAGAAGGGAGAATCTTTATTATCTGGATATCCTGACCTCGGGAATTGTTGCCAGCTCTGCACGCATTGGGCTTTCAGGGACTGGCGTAACGGTATCATTGTCCATTAACAGCTCAACCGGTCTGGTTACTGTTCAATTGACAAATGTTGATGGTCTGGAAAGAACCGTTAATGTATCAATGTTGCCCTCAATGTAGGAGTGAAAATGGAAGACGAAACAGAACTGACCGAACCGCCATTTGAAACCTGGTTCAGAGACGTGGTTGAACTGGTTAAAAATAGTGGCTACTCAATGGACATTGTTGCTTATAAAGGTGAATGGATTGATTCCTTTTCGGATGGGTTAACACCAGAAAATGCGCTTAGCAAAAGAATCGTGCATTAACATAACCGCCAGTATTGCACTGGCGGTATTCCATTATTTAAATTTTTCAACCGCCTCCTCTACCGTTAATCCTTGCTCGAAAAATTCCAGATACGCCATTTTGTAAGGGGCACGTCCACCATGTTCAAGCATATAAGCACATAATTCCTCATACCAGATATCAAATGGCGACATAGCAGGAATATCGTCCCCCTCAGTTAACTCTGCAAAAAACGCATCACTCATAATGCCCCCTTAGTTGTCCAGAATTGTCACGCGCAGGAACCGCCCGATGCCGTCAACGCTGGTGAGCGTGACGGTTGTCAGTGTGGCATCAGCATTAACTGCCAGTGATACATTGACACCTGTCGCGCCAGTGACAGCGTAGGCTCCCGTGGGCGATGAACGGGCTTCAGAGGTATACAGGTCAACATTAGCGGCCTGTACCACGCGCCTTATCTGAAACGGTAGTTTGAATTTTCCTGATACCCCGCCTGATGTTAGCGATTCAATCAGGAGCGTTCTGCACAAAGGGAGCGTTGCCTGGGCTGTCGTGGGATCGGCTAATCCAGTTTCCTGAAAACTGAGGGCTAACATAGAACCAACGCCGGACGTCAGAACCTGATTGCTCTTCACACCTCCCACATTCCCCCGACCGTTCTGGAACTGATAAAGGCCAGTAGTTATCAGGTCAGGCACGCCTTTATTTCCCCTGAAAATCATTTTCTCGGCAGTGGTAATTTGCCGCAACGCGGATAGGGTGTATCCGGACAAATCACAACCATTGGCAATAAAAGTCATATCCGTGGAGCCGCCTCCGGTTGTCAGTACCCTTTCTGGCGTCAGTTTTCCCTGGCCATCATCATCAACGCCGGTTCGTGTCACGACATTGCTGAGCATGATATAGCTGCCTGCGCCCTCCATGTAAAAATGAGTATTATAGGAGGAACCTGCCGCCGAGGTTCGGCCAGGTCGCTGGGAGAATACATCCCCAACGAGAAAGCCTCCGCCATTAAGCACCGCGAAATTTGCCGAGCCATTACGGTCAACCAGCTCACCATTAATAATGTTGCCGACGGAGCCATCAGATAAATATCCCACCCCTCCATTCCATTCATTTCGGATATTCTGGAAAAGGTTGTTATTAGCACCATTGCGGAGATAAACACCATGCCGGGTATTCGCGTTAATGGTGCAGTTAATCAGGCGAGAATCAATCAGGTTATAAACTCCGTCCTGGTTGGCGCATATGGAAGACATTCCCACCTGAACAGAGGTATAGGAATAACTACCAATGCCGTACAGAAAACGATAAATACCGCAGTTAAACAGCATACCTCCGCGCTGCTGATTCTCCTGATTAAACAGCGGTCTGCTGCTGTCTCTGCCATCGAGAAGCAGGCCGTAGAAGCGAGGGACGGTTCCCGGCCCAAAAATATAATCAGCTCCTGCCGCTTTTCGAATGACAGCGCCTTTATTGAGAAACGACGAATCGTCCGTAATTGTGTATGGCTTAACGCAAGGAGAAAATGAAATCAACGTTACAGGGGCGGGTACGGTGACATTTCCAGCAAGAATATAAATGCCCTTAACATCATGCGGAAAGAGTATTGATTTGTGACCCTCATCGATAAGAACCTGTAAAGCGTATTCAACATCGACCTCGGCACCAGGGGTGTTGAGCATCGTGTTAATATCCGCACGGGTCATTTTCCTGAAGATGTTATTCTCTGCTAACTCCCTCATGGTGGCGTTATCGATGCTCACCAAAGCACCGCCTAAATCAGCTTCGTCTGAACCCAGGTTTGAGCGAAGAGCCGCGTCACCGATGTTCGACCATTTCCCTGTGGGGTTTGCAGCCGACCACACACCGCCATCGTTCTCAGGAGAATCTCCGGCAATGACGTGCTCAAGCTCACCAAGGTATTTGTACCAGGAGCCATTGTAGTAGACGATCTGCTGGCGATTATCTACAGCCAGACCAACAGCCCAGTTGCCAAGCTCCTGCCAGCCGATAGCTGCAACTGCCCGCTCGCCGCGACCAGTGATGTAGTCTATAAAGCGGCTGAAGATCATCTCCATGCCGTGCCAGGTTTTGCGAAGCACACCTAACCGGTCCTCTAACTCCTCTTTTGTCCTGTCGTTAACAAATTTATCCACGTTTTCAGCGTTATCGTACAGGTCCTTTACGGCGGCGGAACCTAAAGGATTTTTCGTTTTATATGTGCTCATAGTCGCCCTATAACAAAAAAACCCGCCGAAGCGGGTTGTTGAGAGTTATTTCTGTTTTATGCAATGTCGCCGGGATAACTGGCGTTGTCGTAGTCGTAGAAGGATGCGCGGTACTCTTTGGCGGTAACCTGACACGTCCCGTCTGATTGTGGGGCAATCTCCTCAACAATGGCGTCATAGACATGACGCGTTGAGCCGCAGAACACCAGGCGGACTGGCTCAATGGCTGGTGAATTATGGTCAATCTTCAATGGGTCATCAAAATCACTCAGATGGGGAACGGACAACTGATAATCCCCCACTCTGCTCGCCACCATCAGACCGGATGCAGAGCCATCCTGATAGCGGATCAGCGCACGGGGGTTTTCGAAAGACCAGTCCAGCGGCTCCGTAACGGTGAAGGTTGTCACGCCACCAGCCGTTGTCATCGCCTCCACCAGACAGGAAATCGTGTTGTTCCCCGGAATATCATCCGTGAGCACGATGCGATCACCCAGGTTGTAGCAGAGCGCATCCAGCTCGGTGGTGGTCTGGTATGTAACCCGCTGCTGAAGATACTTCATCAGGCGACGCATGCCGATCTGGTAGGCGTGATCCTGATTGAGCACCCCATCGAGTTTGTAGTTCTCGATTTTCACCGGCGTGGGATTATCGGGTGTCCGACATTTAACAGTCTCCTCTGCCCAGGTGACGCCGTTGATGTACGTCACGTCGACACCATCAAAATCATCGTCGGACGGCACGGTAAATCCGCTTTGCAGCTCCTCCACCATCTCATGCGGCGTTATGATCCCCATCCAGGGCTTAATCCCCTCGCGGTTGACCGTCGCAAGACCATCGCTTAACAGGAAGCGGGATTTCCCGGCACTGGCTATCATCTGCAACATTTCCAGCGCCGAGATACTGTCGCCGGTGGCGAAATCGAAATTTTCACCCCGTGGTGTCCAGTACGCGGCCTCCAGCGCGTTGATGGTATCGACGTCCATCTCCAGCCCCAGCGAGCTCCCGACATGCAGCAGCGCCCCCGAAATGGTTCTGGCCGTTCCTGAGTCATAGGACCGCGTTGCCACAACGTTTACGCGGCGGTCTGACTGCGCCGCCAGCTTCCCGCCCGTCTCGACGGTCACCGCCATCAGCGACACGCCGGGATAGGATGAAGGGCGTGTCAGCAGTCGCCCGCGCAGTGCCTGCCAGTACATACTGTCTCGCGCGTTGTTTGAGCCCTGCTCATTGCGCCGACGGCAGCGAACCTCTACCAGCCCCGGAGAACTGAGGGTGATCCGCTCAGTAAAACCCAGCCCGTTGACGTTTTTCAGCGCGTACTCGCCCTGGTGACTCACCCACCCCGAGCCGGAACCGTAGACGCGATACTGTATCTCCCACTCAACGTGGCGAATCCGTTTTTTGCCCTTACTGTCAAAGCCGCAGATACCGTTCGGGAAAGAGAAATTCACCTCGAACATATCGACGGTCTCATTTTCAGGGCAAACCAGGAACGGCCCCAGCCAGCTCAGCGTGTCGTTAAGACCAGTGGCCTCATAGTCGATCATCGTCCTGGCGGTGAATCCCGGCCACGACTCATCAACGGACCCATTAACCAGGCGCGCCACTGTTGCCGTTGTGCCGTCGGCAGAGACGATCTGGTACTCATTCCCGCGGTGAGCAAGTGAAAGCCGTTGCACACCTTCAGGCATGCCCGAGAATGCGGTTCCCGTAGTGCTGTTATACGCAAGCGTCACGTTTGCCGTTACCGCCGGGCTTCCGCCGGTTGATGCCGTGCCGGAGGTGTAAACCGGGGCATCACCGAAAACGACTACAGGCAGCGAGGAGGATGTGATTGCCCCACCCACGTAAGGACTGACCGCCTCGGTTATCAGTACGGTACCGCCGTTGTCCCGCGCGACGAGGCCGGAACCAGTGAGCCCCTCGGTGATGGCTGCCAGCAGTCCCGACATCGAGATATAGTTCGCTACCAGCGACACTGTATAGGTGGTGCCCTGCCAAGTGATCATGAACGTACTGGAACTGGTCGAAAAGTCGTAGGTGACGGGAGCCGCACTGGCCTGAATTTTTGCTGGACTGCCACCCTCGCCAGGCACCGCATCCTGACCCGGGGTATAGGACGCAATGAAGAGGTCATAATCGACGCTGTTGAAACTCAGCGTCACCGGCATACCCGCTACGGGAGCAAGTTCGGTAAGCAACGAGCTGGCAAAAACACTGTAACCAGAAGAGGTGGAGATCAGATAATTTGTCGGCGCCTTAATTTCAACGATGGCCCCCGTTACCCAGCTGTCCGGAAGAGAATTATCGTCCTCGTCGTCATCGTCACCATCATCCGTATCAAGGCCTGTAAACGTTACGGATGCACCAGAAACCGTCATGCTGTCAGCGATAACATCGTCGGAATCAGGTGAGGTCTGGGCCATATCCAGCCCTGTTCCGCTTGATGTTCCACCGACCTCTGTCGAGTTGAACCAGTTCTCGCTGCGCTCATCGCCGGAAACATCCGCGCCGGGCGGAAAATAGGTGATGCTGAATCCCGGCAGCGTTGAAGCTGGCGTACTGCCAACCCGGATATCACCATTGGTATAAATCAGTTCACCGACACCGAGACACAGCAGCATCTGGACGCGCATTTTCGTAGGATCAGCAGCGTCGAACCGGGTCACAGGCTGGACCACATAATCAGGGTAGATACGCACCCGACCAAACACCTCGCGAATCGGATCACCCAGCTTTGCGGTATTTGCCTTCGCCGGGTTCAGGTCGAGACTGCGCCCTGTGGATGATGTATAGCCCCCCGTATCGATACTGCTCATCATAAACAGCGAATAAGCTGCTGCAGCAACGGAGATACCGACACCTATCCACGCGATGGTGGCGGCCTCCAGCCCGAAGGGCACCGGATAAAGCCGGACATCACTTTCAGGGTGGATCACGCAAGTAGCCCACTCGCCTGGCGGAATGGACAGACCGTCAACCTCAATGGTCAGCGGCGGCACATCCCGATCCTCGTAACCTTCAACATTCACCGCCAGCCAGTTTCGAAGGCTGGTTACGCCATGTTCATGCGTTTCGAGAGGTTCACCGGGAAGCCGGGACGGGTAAAAACGAATGGTCATTGCCAGAACTCCACTTTGACAAATCGCCGCTTAAACCGCGCTAACGGAAGAAACGTTACGTTAGAGCCTGGATTGCATTCCGCCACATGCAGCAGGCCATCAATACTGACGACAATCCCCACATGGGTGACGGCTGAGCCGGAATAGCAAGCTACGCCAGCCCCTTCGCAGGGGTCGCAGCGCTCCAGGGTAAGCATCATTTGACGCGCCTCCCGGTCGAGGCCGCCGTCGTCTATCGTGACCCCGGCAAAATCAGGCCAGAGAGGCAAGCCCAAATCGCGGCGTATCTCGTTCACAATGCCAAAGCAGTCGAGATCCGGCCATGAGCGCCCGCCCTTCAGCCAGGTGACTGAAAGGTATTTATCAGGGTTAAACATGATGGATTCCTTAGCTGATATAACGTAGTCCGGGGAAGACAGGGAGCGTGTAGCGGTAACGCGGCCAGGCCATATCGAGGACATTCATATAGCCCGCAGTGATCTGAACCTCTGTTGCCGTCCAGTAACCCGACTTGATTTTCAGCGTATACGGTACCGCCGCAGGCGCGGCTAAATCCGTGGAGATAAAACTGCGGTATGTCAGCGATGCAGACAACCTGTTAGCCAGGGCATTGCGGATCGTCGTGGACACAACACCATCAACATTGCACAGGGCGAATTTCAAATCTTGCGTACCGTCCGCGTTGCGCGCCGGCAGCGCAATGTCAATCGCGCAGGCGGTAAACGTTACGGTATCGCCGCTCTCCGTCGTCGCCGTAATATCCTCATACCCCTGGCACAGATAGTGAACATCTGAGCCAACGGTGATCTGCAGCGTTTCAATGATCACCTCCGGCCCGCTGCTGGCATACAGCCTGTTAAGTCTTGTCATGCTTCAGGCCACTCCCTGTTAACTGCAAGATCAAGAATATCGCTGTTCACAATGAAGTCAGGAAAATCGCCCCATCCATCAGGCAAAACAGGTCGTTTCCAGAGTTCTAGTGTCGCTGTGAACTTCCAGTAAATCGGCGCCACCAGTGTTGGCCCCTCATAGATATCAGTGAACCGACATTTATAAAACTCCACCCCCAGCGGGGTTTGTAGCTTCATAAAAAACCAGTCAGCGCCATCCGTTATTTTTTCCCTATACCAGGCTTCAAACAGCTGAGCCTGACCGTCGGTCTCCATAAACCATGACACACTGGCCTGAGTAGGAGTTGACGTATATGCCCGGCGTTGTCGCGCGCGGCCGGTGGTTAGCTGGGTTCGTTTTAACGGGCTTACAGGCTGGAATCCGTATCCTTCCTGCAGTGGCATTGGAAGATAGTCATGTGGGTAGTAGATATCAGTCATGCAGTCTCCCGGTAAAGTATCTCGAATAAAATTTCACCATTAACCTCAGGAGGGTATACATTTCAGAATAAAGCACGATGGAATCGAAGAAATCTCTGATTTAAAAAACAGCATTATCAATATATTAATTTTATTGACTTTGATGTGAGCTTACATTGTTTCGGCACAGCCCCATATCAAAATAAAAAATGGCGATGCGCCGACAGGCAATATACATCAATGTGACTGCTTGTTTAAAAGCAACTCCTGAAGAAGAAGCGCAATAGAAACAAAGATCAAAACCCCACAAAAAACAATTTTTGCAAAATCATAGTTAAACACGGTTGTAAGCGTATCATTATTATATAAGTGATTATGCCTATAGGAATAAGTTGTGTAGATATCATCGCATATTTCAAGAATTCCACCGACTATCAAAACAAGCCAAAGAAATGAAAACTTCACTCGGACCTCCTTACGTTTACGTCTCCTATTGAAGATAAGTCCGCCAATAAAAAGAGGAATCATAAAAGCTATGAAGTCTTTAAATGTAAATGTTAACAACGCTTCCATTAATAAGATCCTTGTGTTTTCTTGCACCTACTCAGATTGTTAGACTTACCTACCCAATCAAGTCTCAGCTAATGCAGTTTAGCTTACCTAGGACCGTGTCGTGTATAGTTTCCTTTTAGAGCGTTGCCAAAAGCCCCTTGTGGCATGGTAACCTCCTTTGTGAGTTCACCTTTTAACTGCCTGGAAAGCTGTCGATTATTCTGATTGAGTGTAGCGCTCAACTGCTCCGGAGTAATACCCTGGAGATGAAACTCCTGATTAATCGGCGCGTGTACAGTTGTTTGCCTACGGTTATCGCTGTTAACGTTCTGAACACCAGTACCAAACCCTGTGCGCCCCAGAGTTGCATCAAGCGGTTGGCCATTTCGAAGTGCCTCAAGCTGAGACACGCCGATCCGGTTCGTTGACGCCTGGTCGAAGACGTACTCACCTTTGTGAACAATACCCGCGGGCTGATACTTACCACCGGGGCCGGTGTAACCGCCGGAGGCGAAGCCAACTCCTGAAACAGCCTGGATATTTGAGACGATACTGGCAGTCTGCGCAGCGATTGAGGCCATAGCGATGATGTTGGCCGGATAAGGCGCGCTAACTGCACCGCTTGCTATAGCCTGCTGGATTTTCACCATTGAGTCCGCGATAGCGAATGCCTTGCTCGCAGCAAAAGCAACCTTGTAGATTGCCGATTGCTCACCAAACCCCGTTCGCATTATGTCGGCGGTACTGTCAAACAAGGACTGCGTGGCCGCAGATATGATGGTGTTTTTCTGAGCCTCGATGACCTGATTTGCATCCGCTGCACGCTGACGAATCGACGTCATTCTGGCCTCACCCTCGGCAGTTATTTCGCCGGCCTTCGCATAAGCTTCCTCCTGAGCTGCCAGCCAGCGCTGGAGCTCCTGCTGCGCCTGGTCATATTCATTGATTTGCCCCTGCATCCCCTCAAAAGTTCCAGAGAGTCGCCCTCCTGTGGGTGTCAGGTTTCCTACAACATTACGAACCGTCGAGGGCAGTTGCATATCGGTGTTTTGATAAATGTCTGCCCGTGTTTTTTCATATTCACCGGGTTTTAGTTGCCCGGTTGCTTTGGCTTTCTCCAGCAGTTCAAGACGGGTTTTAAGCAGATCGTTGGTCCGCTCATCCTTCGTCTTTACCTGTTCCTGCAGTTTCCGGTAATCATCCAGGGTTTTTACGGAGTTTTGCAGTGCCTCCTGCTGCTTATACGCCTGGAGGATTTCATCTGAACGGGAAAGAATCGACTTCTGGTCGGCTGTGAGCTGCGTTTTAGACTTGAGGTCAGCAATTTGCTGTTCGAACTTGATTCGCGCCTGTGTCGCGCTGTTAAGCTTGTCACTGGCATCCAGCTGGGACTGCATGGCAGCAGTCTGCTGGTTTATCTGATCAAGAAGCCGGGTTGCTGCGTCCTCGGTATATGCTTTACCCTTTGGCGTCTTGGGTGATTTCGGGTCTTTGTAGCGGTCATTTATTTCAGAATATATTCTGTCATATTCTTCTTGAGTATATTTCCCGCGATACTTGGATAGCTCAGCCAACTCTTTAGCACGTTGCTGCTGCCGTGTCTGATATTTCTGAGAAAAGGCATCAGCCTTCTGCTGTAGTTTTATCCCTTCCTGCTGTTTTTTAAGGTATGGGTCATAGGATTCATTAATGGCGTCCTGAGCCATTTTCTCGGACTGCAATGAAGCTAGTCGCGCTTTAGCAGCATCGACCCCCTTTTGAAGCATGGAAAGGTCGCTAGACTTCCATGCTCCATATGGCCCAGCATATTTTGATTGTCTGGCACTTAAATCAGAAAGTGACTTTTGCGCCCTACCCAGTTCGTCCTGAGCTTCTGCTATTTTTTGCTCTATAGATTTTTCACGACCTATATCAAGCATGGCATCCCAGGCACCTTTCGCGGCATCACCCAACCATTTCCATGCCTGCTCCAGTGATCCTAGGTTACCCTGAATCTGGTCAGCACGCTGCTTCATAGTCGCAGCATACGTCTCTGTTGCCAGTCTCGCAGCCTCTTGCTGATTACCCTCGTCCTGCAACGCCTTAATCTGGTTGTAAGTTGCCAGAGTCAGGAAGTGATATTTGTCGTTCAGTTCTCCGATAGCGGCTACCGGGTTTTGTGCGATTTTCTCGAAGTCTGCCACCATGCTATCGATAGATTCATCGGTCGCATCGTTCATTGCGACAACGGCCTCTGTGACAGTCTGCATTGAACCTGTAGCGATTTTACCACCAGAGACAACACGGTTTAGTGCCTGAGCGGCAGCGGCTGTGGTATTCCCTGTATTATCTGCGACCGATCTCGCCATGTCTGCCAATTGCCCGGTGGTTACCCCGGCAATATTCCCGGTCAGAACAAGGGACTTATTGAACTCCTGTTGCTCCTGGCTGCCTTTGTACCAGGCATATGTGAGAGTACCCACAACTGCGACAAGAGCGCCGAGCGCGATAGTCATGGGATTCAGAAATCCAGTCAGTTTTTTGGCATTCTCTGTATTTTCAGACAATGAGTTAGCGTTAGCTGACAGGGAATCGCTTGATTCATCGGCGGCATCTCCGGCCCCCAGCAACTGCTGTTTTATGATCTCGAACAGATTACCCCAACCGCCAAACGAATCAGCGATCTGCGAACCCTGTTGCATGAAGATAGTGAATAAAGGCATACCACCAGCCAGGCCAACAGCAATATCATTCAACTGCGCGGGGAGTAACCGCATGGCATTTTTATACTGCCCTGCCGAGATGGCCCCATACCGCATTTCATTGCTGACCTGATTGAGCCCTTTCTCCGTCAAATCCAGCTTATTTGAAAGCTCTGCGTGGTATTCAGGCGTAAGCAGCCCGGCATCTTTGGCAGCCGACAGTTCAGCTCGCTGTTTCTTGATTTTATCTAACGCAGCTGAGAAAGGGTCAAGTTGGCCAACTAATCGCTGCAACGAAGCACGCTGCTCTTCCTGAGCCTTTACTGCCTCACGTTCTGCCTGTGCTTCTCCGTTCAACTCACGGCGAGCTTCGGCAATTTTGGCACTGTAGGCATCATACTGCTGGATACTAAGCGCACCACTATACGTATATTCGAAAATTTGTCGCTGCTGCTCGTCAAGAGCCTGTAATGCGTGGGTTACGGGATCAAGGCGAGCCTGTAATTGCGTGAGAATTCGCTCTTGCTGCGCCTGTTGCGCTGCTGAATCCTGAGCAGCTTTCGCAGCTTCTCTCTGGGCCTGCGTAAACCCAGTCAATTCATCCTGAGCAGACTGAAGACGATTGCGGGTTTGATCAATGATGGAACTGTAGTGGCTGAATTCCTCAGCCCCCAGCACACCAGATAGATTTGCCTTTTTCAGCCGCTCCATTGCTTTATCCAGCTCATCAAACGCCTTTGATGTAGGATCCAGCTTATCCAGTAATTTTTCTATTTCTTCCCGCTGCGACCTTGTTGACTTCGCATTTTCGATAGCGTGTTTTGGTCCAACCTTAAGATGTGAGTTTAGATCTTTAGTAGCTGCGGAAAGATTATCCGTTGCGAACTCAGCTTTTTCACCCTCTGCTGTTATTTTGTTTAGAGCACTGGCTAAACTATCCGCATTCTTTTCTGCTCCGGTGCTATCGAGAATAATAGCGAGGCGGGATGTTTGTTCAGTCATTACCTATCTCCGGGCAATAAAAAACCCCGCCAAAGCGAGGTTGGAACTTTTTGAAACTGTCGGGTCTTTACTTCATTGGGGCTTTGTTGAATAAATC